CGGGTGGAACGATTGTAACTGGAGCAGCAATGGGTGACTTGAGTGGTTACACCCTTACTTTGACTGCCCAAGAGCAAGTTCCCGCCAACTTCTTGGATGCTACTTTGGCATCTGCGGGAGTGACTGTCAGCGGTACGCAAATCAATCCTTAATAGTGTGTTGAACGGAGGGGGGCTTATGCCCCCTTCTAACACTTTAGACAAATGCAAAATATCCTAAACAAACTACATAAGTTTACCTCTGCTCAAGAGCCTATTAAGGTTGAGTTGGCAAAAGTTAGCGAACTTGCTTCTTTAGTGAATCAATCACGCAATGTTGAATCTGAAATGGTTGATGCTTTTGTAAAGGCAAGAAGCATTAGCAAAGCGGGTATCCAAGCGGGTGAGAAGCATCTTCAAAATCTAAAAGAAATAAATAGATTGGCTCAAGATGTTAAATCTGCTTCTGAAGAATTGGGGATTGATGTTTCAAGCGTTAAAGAGTGGAAACAAGCAATGGACTTCCTAAACGGAAATCCAGAACGCCCCACTCAAAATATGATTGATAAAATGAAATCCTTACTCTAATAAGCATATTGATAATGAAACCTATTCAACGAATCTTTAATATTCTTGCTTCTCAAGAGCCTCGTAAGGTTGAGTTGAGTATTATTGGTGACATTCAGACATTGATTGGTAAATGGAGCGCAGTTCGTTCTAAAACAACTCAAACGATTGACCAATATGAAGCCTCATTAGAAAGAGCAGCATCCTTACTTAAAGAAGTTGTTGCATCTCGTGAGTTCTTAATGGATATGTATGTTCGTGGAGAGAGCGAGATTCTTTTAGGTAAAATCCGTTCAGAAGCAAAGAATTTAGGAATTGACCCAAGTGAAATAAAAGAATACAAGGAGTTGATTGATATTCAAAAAGATGCTGACCGTGTTCGCTCTTATATTGATGACCTTGATACTGATGTAAATCAAATTTAAAATGAACAAAGAACAATCCGTATACAACAAACTCCAAAAGTTCTCCGCTAAAGAGGTTGAACTTTCCGCACAAGAGCCGATGAAGGTGGAGTTAAATGCCTTGAGTGACATTAAGGGTTATCAATCAACAATTCAGTCAGCATCTGATAAAGCGAGTAATCAACTAAATGCTGCTATTGATGCTCTATCTTCTGCCCAAAAGATTGCCGTAAAGGCAGTTGCTGATGCTCGTAAGGCTCAAGCAATGGCTAAAGAATTAGGAGTTGATGAAGGTCAATTCAACGGTTGGGAGAAGCAGTTTGTTTCATCTCGTGATGCTTTTGAATCTGCTATTTCAGCAATTCAGCGTATTCAAAACAATATCTAATAAAATCACATTAGATGCAAGAGGCCACCTTCGGGTGGCTTTCTTTTTGGAATAAACTTTCGCTTTTTGGTTATTTAGGTACGATGCACATATTACAAGTATCTGACTCCTCTCAATCTATTGTGATTGTCCCCCGCTCTTTTCCAAGTAGCGTGACTTTGCAGTTGATTGACGAGTCCAAGAACACAACGGCAACCCCATCAGTAAGCGTAGCCTCTGCGGATGGTTTTATGACCCTCACGGGGACTTTCTCCCTCGTCAATGGTAGATACTATGGCTTGAAGGTTTTGGATGGCTCTACGCTCATTTATAGAGATAGGGTCTTCGTAACTTCACAAACCGAATACGACAAGTTCACAGTCAACCAAAATGTGTACACGGAGGAGCAATCCTACGACAATGAATTTATATTGTTATGAGCAACATCCGATTTGTAAACCTATCCTCATACACCACCCCTGTTGTCAAGGAGCAACGAGGCAAGGAATGGGTTTCCTATGGCGATAGCAACGACTACTTCCAATACCTGATTGATCGGTACAACGGAAGCGCAACAAACAACGCCATTATTAACGGCATTAGCGAACTTATCTACGGAAAAGGGTTGGATGCTACCGACTCCAATAGAAAGCCCGACCAATACGCTAAAATGAAGTCCTTGTTCGGCAAGGATTGTATGCGTAAGGTCACCTCCGACTTAAAGATGATGGGTCAATGCGCCTTCCAAGTCATCTACTCAAAAGACCATTCTAAAGTCACCGAAGTATATCATATGCCCGTTGAGTCATTACGAGCAGAGAAGTGCAACGATGAGGGTGATATTGAGGCGTACTACTACGCAAAGGATTGGGGAGCGGTAGAGAACAAGAAAGAGACTCCAATTCGGATTCCCGCTTTTGGCTTTTCCAACGAAGGGATTGAGATTCTCTACATCCGTCCCTATCGTGCGGGATTCTATTACTACTCTCCAGTAGACTATCAAGGAGGGTTGCCCTATGCGGAGCTTGAAGAGGAAGTAGCAAACTACCACCTCAACAACATCAAGAACGGAATGAGTCCTTCAATGCTCATCAACTTCAATAACGGAGTCCCAACGGAGGAAGAGCGTTACTTGATTGAGAGCCGTATCGGGGAGAAGTTCTCTGGCACTTCCAATGCGGGTAAATTCATCCTTGCTTTCAATGACAATAAGGAGATGGCTGCGGACATTACGCCCGTACAACTCTCTGATGCCTCTGACCAATACCAATTCTTGGCTGATGAGGCGATGCGTAAGTTGATGGTTGCTCACCGCGTTACTTCCCCGATGCTTTTGGGTATTAAAGACCAAAGCGGACTGGGTAACAATGCCGATGAGTTGAAGACGGCCTCTACCTTGTTTGACAATACTGTCATCCGTCCTATGCAAGAGACCATTTTGGATGGGGTGGACAAGATTCTTGCTTACAACGATATCTCTTTGAATCTATACTTTAAGACCCTACAACCATTAGAGTTCCAAGAGGGTGTGGTCGTAGACCAAGAGACGATGGAAGAAGAAACGGGAATCAAACTATCCAAACAAGAACCCAACGATGACCACCTTGATAGTATGTTCAACCTTTTGGACGAGGTCGGTGAAGTCATCAACGAGGATGAATGGGAATTGGTAGAGGAAGCACCTGTTGACTACGATGCGGAAGCACAAATGGAGAAGTTCTTTGCCTTTGCTTCTACTGGAACGGCATTCCCCAATGCCAAATCTTCTCAAGATGGAGTAACGCCATTTGGACGGCCTTATAAAGTGCGTTACGGATATTCTCCCGAACAAGCGGGAAGCAACTCACGAGAGTTCTGCAAGAAAATGATTAGCGCAAAGAAGGTCTACCGAAAGGAAGATATTCTTTCTATGTCTGACAAGGTGGTAAATAATGTTTCTGCTAATGGAGTAGGCTTTGGCCCTAACGGAAGCCCAACCTATGACATTTGGCTCTACAAAGGAGGAGCGCGTTGCCATCATTTTTGGATGCGCAAGGTCTTTATGGCTAAAGAGGGAGCAGTAGGCGTAGATGCCAAGAACCCCAATGCCGATATTAGCGTAAACAAAGCCAAGAGAGAGGGTGCAGAGTTGGAGGTCAACGACAAGAAGGTCGCTACTCGCCCCGTAGATATGCCCAATGAAGGATTCTTAAACCCCCGTAACTAATGGCAACGGCTTTATTCATTAAACGAGAGGATATTGTACGCAATACCGCATTGGGTGGAAATGTGGATACCGATAAGTTCATTCAGTTCATCAAGATTGCCCAACAAATCCATATCCAAAACTATTTGGGTACAAAGCTCTACGACAAGATTTCTGCGGATATCATTGCGGGAACACTTTCGGGCAACTACTTGTCATTGGTCAACGACTATGTTCAGCCTATGCTGATTCATTTCGCTATGATGGAGTATTTACCTTTTGCCGCCTATACGATCGCCAATGGCGGTGTATTTAAACACAACTCCGAAAACTCTACGAGCGTAGAGAAGGGGGAGGTTGACTACTTGGTTGAGAAATCAAGGAAGACGGCTGAATACTATGTTCAGCGATTTGTGGACTATATGTCTTTTCATCAAAGCGATTATCCTGAATACAACACGAATGTCAACGAAGACATCTACCCCGACCGAGATGTGCAAAGATCAGGCTGGGTTCTCTAAAAAGACCTATAAGCCTAAAGAGTACAATATGAAAAAACTAGAGTTATTTCTAAAAAAGAAGCAAGATGTATAATGGCTGGGGAAGCATTTATTGGGATAGCAGCGTTGGCGATACGGCAGCGTGGGGTTTATACCTCCAACAAGTTGGCGTTGCTGACCAACCGCTTGTTGACGAGTTTACGACTAACTACATTGTTGGGGGTGAGAATTTGTGTCTTGCTCCGAACTTTGACAATTACACAAGTGAGATGGGAGCAATAAGCGGAATAACAAGCCCCTCACAAGGCTCTGCGGTATTCAACGGGACGAGTGATTATATACAATTGAATGACCAACTAATCAGCACAAGCCATACCATTGCGGCGTGGGTGAATGCTAATGATACGGCGGAAACAAAAAACATTTTTGATTCGCGTGATTCGGGAACGGATGGAGCGTCTTTATATGTTTTAAGCACGGAAAGTATAAATTACCGAATAGGCAATGGTTCATCTTACAACGCGGAATCCAGCGGGACATTCGCCAATGAATGGGTTTACGCGGTGGGTACTTACGACGGCACTACTCAAAAACTATACATCAATGGTTCACTTGATTCAAGCCAAGCCGTTTCTATTTCTTTAAGTATTGGAACAAATAGTACAATCGGAAAGGCGTCCTATACTAATAGCAATTATCAAAACGGCAACCTCGCCAATGTCGCAATATGGAACCGCGCACTTTCAAGCGATGAGATTAATTCGGTGATGTGGAAGCAATACCAAGACCTAAACACCCAAGAGATTAACGGACTACAAGCGTGGTACTCTTTGGATTCAACGGAGGTATTTGATTGGTACGGATATGCCCGTAATCAAGGGGCGGTCATTGAGGGTAGAACTTGCGTAGATAACGCACTAAACGCACTTGCACAATTATGAGTTTATTAGACCAAGCATCACTCGTACTCGTTCCCTCCGCCATCAAGACGGGGGAGGTATTAGTGCAGAAGCCATTGCCTACAAAGTTTTCGGATGAAACGGGCAACTATGATGGTAATGACCCACAAGGGAGTGCCAACCTAACCTTCACCCGCGCCTCTAATGCATCAAGGGTGAATGCGGACGGCCTCATTGAAAAGGTGCGGACGAATCTTATTCTTCAGTCAAACACCTTTGACACGACTTGGGCGGCTTTAGATTTAACGCCAACAAGCGGACAAAGCGGGTACGATGGTTCAAGTGATGCTTGGCTACTTGATAGGACTAATTCCAATGGTCGTATTTACCAAACAATTTCTTTTACTTCCGTTGGTACATTTAGTGTTTACGCTAAAGCGGGAACATTAAACTGGATTCGTTTAAGAGACAATCTTGGCGAGGGTTCTTATTTTGACTTGTCAGGTAGTGGCGCAATAGGCTCAACGAGCTCAACAATAACTCCAGCCATTCAATCAATAGGTGGCGGATGGTTTCGGTGCAGTGTTTCAGCACTTTGGAATTCTTTTAATTTTAGAATTTATCCAGCAGATGCGGACAACGACACGAGCGGCACAAGCGGAAATGTCTACATCCAAAACGCCCAACTAGAAACGGGCCTCGTAGCCACTGACTACATCCCCACTACCACCTCCGCTCGTAGCACCTTCGCTGGTATTACTGTTGATGGCACGAGTGTACCGAATGTACCCCGTTTGGATTATCTCGGCTCAAACTGCGGAAAATTGTTGCTTGAACCGCAGCGTTCCAACCTTGCCCGATACTCGGAGCAAATGACCCTTTGGACAAATGGGGCTGGAACAATGACCGCTAACCAATTAGCGTCCCCCGATGGTGCAGTAAATGCTGACAAATTTGACAATTTAGGAGACTGCTCTACTTTCGTCGCCGCTGCAAATGCCGCGCACACTTTTAGTTTATTTGTAAAACAAGGAACAAGTCCTTCGGCGTCCATTGATATGAGCGATGGTGCGACTGGTGACGTTGTAACCACATTTACATTTGCCACAAAAACTTTTAGCGGCACAACCACTGGGGGCAGCTGGACTAGTCCGAGTACCGCCTATCAAGATTACGGGAACGGGTGGTACCGCATTTCTTTGACCGCCACAAAAGGCGCAGGCTCAAATATTGGTCATAAAATCATAGCAAGCGGTAGCGGTTATACTTATGTATGGGGCGCACAAGTTGAAGCGGGAGCCTACGCCACCTCGTACATCCCCACCCTATCCACAAGCGTGAGCAGAGTTGCCGAGTCGGCTTCGAAGACGGGCATAAGCTCGCTTATCGGGCAGACGGAGGGGACTATTTACCTTGAGGCCGATATTCAGAAATACAATGAAAGTGGATTTTATATTAGTATTTCTAATGGTGCTGTGCTTGGTAGTGCTATCTATTTGTTTCAACCATCCAGCGGTACGTTGCAATTGTTAGTAAGAAATTCTGGCAACCCAGATGCCATTATAAGTATATTAAGCGCAAACTGGACTGCTGGATTTAATAAAATTGCAATTGCTTATACTTCAACAACTGCTCAAGTTTTTATTAACGGGACATCAAAAGGAACAACATCGTTCATAGCAGTTCCGACTTGTTCACAATTTACAATCGGCTCACGCCCAGATGCTACTGGAAACCTTGTAGGTAGTGGCCCATATAGCCAAGCCTTACTATTCAAGACCCGCCTCCCAAATAGTTCACTTGAAGAATTGACTACGCTATGAAATACTTGAAATACGAGTTCACGCCCACGCAATGGGAGGCTGCAAAGAAAAAGATTGAAACCACCAACGAAGAAGGCGAACCAACTTGGGACGCTACCAAAGTGGTGGCGGTGGTGGAATTAGGCCACATTTGTTTGGAGCATAACGAGGAAGGCGAGTGCATCAACGCTTCGCCAAAGTATGCCGTTGACATTTTGTGGACTGACCAACCCCTTACAACGAGCTTCGCTTC